ACAACCGTCACCTTAGCCGTATTTGCTGCTGTCGCTATCATCCCGATAGAGGACTGTGTCTGCTTCAGACTGGCTCGCGTAGCGGCCATCTCGCCGCGCAACTGAGCGAACGCCAGCCGTAGCGCCCCGACAGCGCGCATCTTCAGCATAATTGACAGAAGACCGGAGAAGACGACGATCAACTTACCCACAATGAACAGCAATGGGCCGACGACGGCGAGAATCCCAGCGAATGCCGTGATGACAGTCTTGATCGGACCCGGTAGGGAACTGAACGCCTTCAGATTCGCCTGCATGAAGTCAACGACAGTCTTGATAATCGGTAGGAACTGGTTCCCAAGGTCGATGAGGGTGGCCTTCAACTGGGCCATCGCCTGATTCATTTGGAACTGAGTCGTCTGCGCGACGGCATTGAAGGCTTCAGCGGTCATGCCAGCGCTCGCGCGCACCCCGCCGAAGGTCGCTTCGATCGTGGCAGCGTCCGAATCAAGGATTTGGAACGCCGCAGATGCCGCTTCCGACGATCCCAGCAGCCTACCCAACTGTTCCCGGTTGCCGCCGAGCGCCTTGTCAAGCATTTGCAGCGTAGCGGGTAGCCCCTTAGCGGCAATCGAGTCGCGTAGATCCTGAGCGCTCATGCCAACTTCGTCAAGCGCAGTCTTGGCTTCCTCGGTTGGGACGACGAAAGCGCGGAACAATGCCTGAATCTGAGTGACTGACTGGGCAGCGTCACCGTTCACTCGCGTCAGGAGGGCTACTGCTCCGCCCATTTCTTGGAAGGATGCGCCTGCCTGCTTCGCGAAGGGCAGTACGCGACCGATGGAGGCAGCGAACTGGCTCGTCTCGAAGTTACCCGCACGGGCCGTGGCGACGATAGCGTCGGTGGCATCGGACGCGGAGAGGACTTCAGTACCGTATGCAGACAATGCACCGGCTACTGCGCGAGCGATATCGTTCGTTTCGCCTAGTCCAGCCGCACCAGCCTTAGCAGAGTTCGCCAAGGTAGACATCGCGTCAGACCCGCGCAGGCCTGCGGAGGTCACAACGAACAAGCCAGCAGCGAGTTCGTCAGGTGACTTGCCGATCTGACCAGCCATACCGGTGACTTCGGTGCCCATTCGGGCGACCTCATCAGACGCGATACCGACCAGGCCGATGATCTTGTTCATGCTGGCTTCGAACGAGATCGCTGCGGTACTTGCGGCAGCCGCTACACCACCCAGGGGGAGGGTGATGCCGACCGTCATCTTCTTGCCGACATCGGCCATAGCGTTGCCGACCTCGGCAATACGCTTGCTAGAGAACGATGCCGCTTCGCCTACGGTCGCGAAAGCGCCACGCGCCATCGACATCTTCGACTGGACATCGCTGATGTCGGCTGTGAACCGGGCGACAACCTCTGTTGCTACCGCCATGAGTTCACCTCTTCTTCTTCGAGGCCTGCTCCTGCTCCCAGACCCGCAAATGCTCTAGCGCGATCCACTCCGTTAGTTCTGCGGAAGTGAGAGGACGGTGGCCTGGGCCTCCAAGTAGGAGTTCATCCACCGTCCTCCCCAACCGTTGCGCTATTTCGAAGATGAATCGTCTTTCTGGGACTTGGAGGAATCTTTTCCCGCCGCGTCCTGCTCTTCCTTGCCGATACCGGACAGCCGAAGCCCGACGTTAGCCAGACGCTCGACTGCTGCGCTGGACTTCGCGAGGATCGCGTCCTTGTCTGCGGTCGTGAACACCGGCTCGTTGCTGTCGGGGTCGAAGGTGCACGACACGACAACGTCGGGATAGACGATGCTCATGTTCACTTGCTGCGTGGTCTGGTCGAAAGCGTTCTGCATCAGGGTGATGCGGTCGCCTGCGCTCATGCCACGAACGAGAACATCGACTCCCCACTCAGGAATACTCACGACCTCGGTCGGGATGTCCTGTGCTGCGAAAATCTGGTCACGCAAACTAGCCATTACCGTTACTCCTTTGGTTGGTCCACATGGGAACGTGGAAAGTTACTGAACCGTGCGTCAGAACGTGGTGCCGGTAACGCCGCCCGTGACCTGAAGTTCGAGCGAATAGGTGACGACATCGCCGACCGGTGAGGAAACCTCGTAGGAAGTGATGAGCGCCTCGCCCGTGAACTTCGGCTGGGCCGATGCGGAGCCAGCGGGACCGTACTCGAACGAGAGGCTGGACACCGAACCCGACTTCAGGTTCGCGATATCGCCTGCAATCAGCGTGTCGACGGTCGCGTCAAACATTCCCGAGAGGGAAATGGTGGCGTCGCCGAGGCCCGTGATGTAGGTCTTGTCGTTCTGACCGAACGCAGTCGTCTCCGCCGTCTCGATCTCGCGGGGCATCGAAATCTCGTTCAGGGTGTCGCTAATGTTCACCAGGGAACCAGCGGTTCCATCCAGGCGGAACTGGGCATTCTTGCCATGCTTGAAGGTAGGCACAGTTATCTCCTTGCTGCCGAAACGTGATAGGTGATGGAGCCGGACGATCCGGCGAGGGTGTGTGCTGCACGGAGATACTGATTCACCGTGCCCGTGCTGGTGATGCTCTCTCCCGCCGTGCTACTGGCGCTGACGGAAGAGAATGTGACGAGGTCCACCCACGTTGCGTTATCCGCCGAGTGCTGGACCTTGACGGTAGCCGCGCCGTCCCGCGTATTCGCCGTAACGTGAAGGTTGAAGAGACCTCCACCATCGGTTGCTGAACCGTCGTTAATGCCGGTCAGCGATGCCGACGTTCCCGTGTTGGTGAGAGCGTTCAGAGCGCGACCGGAGAACAGCCCTCCATCGGCCTGAACTTCTGCTGAGATAGCGACAACGTCACCCACCGGAGAGGACACCTCATAGGAGGTCAACTGGCCGTTAGCGATGATGCTTCTCGCGCCTGCGGTAGCGCCTTCTGGCAGCACCGTGAAGGTGTTATCTTCCTGCCCGATAGCACCGGTGAGGACATCGTTAGAAGCGTTAGCGGTTCCGTCGAATAGGCCGCTCGTGGAGATCGTCCCGTCGCCTAGTCCCGTAATGTACGTCTTGTCCGAATCTGCGAAGGTCGTAGTCTCCGCAGTTTCGATCTCCTGGGTCTGCGTAGCCTCGTTCAAGAACGGGGACATATCAGTCCCGTTCAGCAGGACTACGGTTCGCTTACCGTGACGGAAAGTGGGCATCATTCGCCTCCCTTGCTGGGAGACTTAGGCTCACGCGCAGCAGTAGTCTTTGATGTTACAGGCTTGTCGTCTGAAGCGTTATCGGCGGCTTCGATGATGTTCTGCGCGAGGAGCCAAGTAACGCTACTGGCGGGTAGGTCGCTAACGACGGTGCCCGGTTCGGCACGATTGCCTGCGTAGTCGACTCCTACGAGGACCCGATAGGTCGCCATTCCGCTCCCATGGACGCGCGGCAACCCCGGCATCCCTGGGGCCACATGAGCCACGGCGGAAGCGGGGTCACGGGTGGACACGTTGCTGGGACCATTCTACACGGGCCAGAGCCTCCCGGTCAGGCTCCCGGCCTCGGTCGGGCTGGAAGGCCCTCAGAAGCAATCTGAGGGGTTATCCCCCCTTAAGGGGGCACCGGGGTAGGGGACAGGGATGGGGGCTCAAATTGCCCTCAAAAAACTTTTCGGGAAATACCACCATCTACCGTCTGACACGGTAAGATAGGGGCATAACTGAAGAGCGGATCGGGGCACCGCCTCCGGCGAATGGGTGAGCGTAGAAGAGCCACTAACCGCAAGATCACCGAGACAAGTGATCGCGCGTCGCGACCGGAACCGCCTAGTGAACCAGCCCGATCCGTGCAGAGGGAGAACCGGAAGGGACCTTCCTCGCCACCCCCATCGTTGCGATGCGATCACCGTGCAAACGCTAGAGCGAGCGGCAGGGGCGACGCGAGGACAGACGAGCCGGAAGTAACCCCGAGCGTTCAGTTGACTTCCCAGTCGAAACCCTCCTGCCGTTACTGGTAGGAGGGTCCGTTAGGGGTCGCGTCCTAACGCTGAAGAGACACGCGAAAGGGAAGGAACGATCATGACCACCACGCATACGCCGATGAATGACCGTAACGTCTGCTGGTTCACGATGAGCAAGGCGGAGGCTGCCTGCCTGATCCGCGACCTTGCCTCGGCAATCGCCGACAAGGGTGACGAGATTCAGATGGAGTTCCGCACAGAGCGCCGTAATGACTTCTCGAAGGCTGACGGTGAGAAGTTCCATGCGATCCGCATTGGCCTTCAGAACTCCTTCGGGATGTCTGACGGCAGGATCACCGAGAGCGCTACCTGGGAGTAGTCGAAACCCGCTTCGGCGGGTCGCACGGAACTGACCTACCGTGCCTGATGAGACAGGTCAATGACGAAAGGGAAGCAAATGCGATCAGATCGTGACAATCAGCGCAGCAAGGTCTACGCCGCTGAACAAGCATCCGGCCTGATGGTGAATCGCCAAACGATCCCCAACGCAGAACTGCAAGGGTGGGTCAATGCGGTGCTTGATCGCCGCGTTATCCGTTCCCGATGGGGCGCTCGTTCCGTCGAAGTCAAACTGACTGGCGGGTATGGCGGTGCCTCCGCGTGGGGCTCCTACAAGATCACCGCCTCGCCGAGTGCTCGTAACGAGTACGTCATGCTCCACGAGATCGCGCACATCTTGTCGCCGGACGATGAGCGGCACGGACCCCGGTTCTGCGGGGTGCTGCTGTTCCTCGTTCGTAACGTCATGGGTGCCGAGGCTCACAAGAGCCTGCTGACTGCGATGCGCGAGCACCGGGTCAAGCGCAGTAATGCCGCCATCCCCGCCGTGCGCTCTAACGTTCCCGCGCCGCGAAAGGTTAGGGAGCGTGAGACGCGAAAGCGACAGCACGAGGAGGCGCGGTTCGTGATCGCTCGGCAAGTGGCTCGCGGCAACATCACCTGGAAGCAAGTGTTGGAGTTAGCGAAAGAGCGTCAGAAGGCGCAGTCGTCACTACGCGCCGCCAAGAAGAAGAGCGCATAGTCGAAACCGCCGAGAGGCGGTCGTGCGGAAATCGCCTACCGCACCTGACGAGACAGGCGACAACGAAAGGGGAGACACATGGCTAGGCATTACACCGCCGAGGTGACGTTCACCGACAGCGACGGGTACGCCTCAGTCGAGGAGATCGACGTTACCGGCGACACTTGGGAAGAGGCAAAGGAAGCCGCCGAGAAGATCCTGCTCACCGACTACGAGCCAGGTGGCGTGCTGACCGCGCTCCGCCCTCCGACCATGACGATGCTGTCATGGTGACCGCAACAGCGCTTCACACGTTGGACTTCGAGTACCGCAACGAGTACGGCGCATGGGTGCGGGTCATCACATGCCCGACCGAGCAGAAGTCCTGCATCGCCGCGATGACTTGCTGCTCACTCTGCGGCGAGCGGGTCTTTCGGCAGGCCGCGCCCCACCGCTGCAGCAAGCGCGGCTGCGCCTGCGGTGCTGAATAGTCGAAACCCCGAGAGGGGTCCACGGGAACTCACCGACCCGTGCTGAAGAGGCAGGTGTAACGAAAGGGAAGCGCATGAAGGTTCATGCAGAAATGATCAGCAGGCAGCGCGACGAAGAGCCGGGTACAGAATGGGTGGTCTATGCAACGTGGGATGCACCCGTTGATCGTCAGGGCACCCACGGCTGGGTGTTCTACAACCCAAAGATCGCTGAGCGGTTGGTCGCGGCCATAAATGCTCAGGCTGTGTTCACCGATCCAGTCATCAAGACTGACACGCACGGCAACACTTACGTCGCGGCAACGTCGCGCGTTCTCGGCAAGTACGCGAACGCCGATCTGAAGCGACTCGGCTATTAGTCGAAACCCCGGCGACGGGGTCCGGTAGAACTGCCCAACTACCGCTGACGAGACAGGGCTACGCGAAAGGGAAGCACAATGACCACCATCGGTATCTCATTCAAGAACATCCAGAAGACGTACTGCGGCAAGACCGGGTGCGCCTGCGGCTGTGGCGGCACCTACGCCGCGCCGGAACACGCCGAGGTCAATCATTACACGCCGCAGAGTGACCGCACCGTCAAGATCCGGCTCAACAAGGTACTGAAGGCACTCGCTACTAACCCCGAGGCAGTCGATATTGACCACCACGGCGACACGGAGATCTGGTCTTACGAGTACGGCACCGAGAACGAGTACGGCGAGCGCCGCGTCATCCGTATCTACGCGACGCGCGATTAGTCGAAACCCCGCGAGGGGTCCGTCAGGGTTCGCCTCCTGGCGCTGAAGAGACAGGCGAGACGAAAGGGAAAGCAAGTGAATCAGACCGAATCGAAGATCAACCGAATCCAGGAAGACCTGATGTCTTTGATCGCCAGCGTTGGCGGGGACCGCCCGTCATTGCGTCTTGCGCTGATGGCTGCCGATCGCTGCCTGGACACGGCGTTCTCGCTCGCGTGCGACGCTGAGGAATACGAGCATGCCGTGGCGCTCCTCTCCTGACTGACACCTTCACCGCGCAACGAAAGGAAAGCCAATGGCAATCACAAGCACGCCGATCGACACCGCGATCGCTGGCGCGTGGCGTTTCGTTGAGGAGTACCCGACGATGGGCGCTTCGAACGAGAGCCGCGTCATGTACCACGCTCTCATCCACTACTTCCGCGAGTTGGGAGTCAGCAAGGATGACATCCAGAAGATCCGCGAACTGATTTGGGATGCAGAGTTCGCCGAGTTCGATCGCGGCTGGTCCAAGGGTTGGGATGCCGGGTACGAGTCTGGCAAAGAAGTGACGGCACCGCCGTTTTAGTCGAAACCCCGTTCGCGGGGTCGCGCAGGGTTAGCCGCCTGTGCCTGATGAGACAGGCTAACGAAAGGGTAAGCGCATGAGGATCATTGTTCGTGACACGCTGGATCGAAAGTACATGCAGCCCGGCTCCGTGATGATCGACCCGTACACGGAAGAGAAAGAAGGCTATCTGTACCTAGTCAGCGACAACCCAACGTCATATTGCAAGCGCCACGCAATCCGGTGTGACGCGATTGTCGATGTGGTGATCGCATGATCGAAGGATTGCAGACGGGTTACATTCTGCGTCGCCCGACGATCTTCTCGCTCAGGAACATGCTGAACGAGATGGAAGCAATCGGTTGGGATCCGCTTCAGCCAATCGAAGTGAAGCAGATGAGTAACGCGCCCGAGTTGTTCCACGTTAAGGCGGTAGAGGAATGGCTCGGCGCACCGATCACGAGGACAGAGGAGGCATCGTGAGACTCACGACACGCGGCGAGATCGTTCTCGCCACACTCGCAACCCTGGCACTCATCGCAATGATGGGTGTCGCCGGATGGATCGAAGGAGGAATGCAGTAATGGCAACAGTTACAGAGATCAAGGGCAAGTCGCTCACGGTAGGTGAGTTGATTGAGCAACTGCAAACGCTGGACCCAGACAAGCAGATCATGTTCAGCGCAGCGAGCGCAGACCATTGGGGCACTCGTATCGCCTACCGCTTCATCCCCGACAACGTGGAGTTGATGCCCGTTAAGTGGAGTCACTACCACGGCGAGTTCGCGATCAGCGATCCCGAAGATGACGATGACGACTACGGCGACGGGACTGTGTACGTCTTCAACTGACTAGATCGAAACCCCGAGAGGGGTCCGGTACTGAATAGTGCCGCTGACGAGATCGTCAGACCTAACCGGAAGGGTATTCCAATGCACGCAGTAGAGACATTCCAGGATGGTAGTGCCGCGTTCTTCTCCAACCGCGAGGTTCCTTGGCACCAGTTGGGCACAATTACCGATGGCGCGCAGAACGTAGAGGATGCTCTGCGGCTCGCGCAGTTGGACTGGGACGTAGTGAAGTCCGATGACCCGGTACAGACCCCGGTCCTGACCGAGAGCGGCGTCGTGATGGTCAGCGCGCCAGACCGCTACATGACTTACCGCGACCACCCTAAGTTGGGTTTACAGGGTCTCGGCGTCGTCGGCAAGCAGTACACGGTTATCCAGAACAAGGAGGCGTTCGACTTCCTAAACAACCTTGTCGATGAGTCCGGTGCGGTCTTCGAGACAGCCGGATCGCTCCGCGAGGGCACTCAGGTGTTCGTTTCAATGAGGATGCCGCAGCACATCAGCATCGCCGGAGGGCAGGATACCGTCGATCTGTACCTCGTCTGCTCCACGAGCCACGACGGGAGCAAGGCTTTCACCGCTTTCGTTACTGCGGTGCGCCCCGTATGCGCCAACACGGTCCAGTTCGGGCTTCAGAGCGCGGTCAGCAAGTGGTCAATGAAGCACACGACCAACATTCGCGGCAAGATCCAGCAGGCACGCGAGGCGATGGGCCTCGTCGTCGATTACGCCGACGCGTTCCAGGCCGCTGTCGATGAACTCGTCGCGCAGGAAATGACGCGCCAGCAGTTCAACACCTTCACAGAGGCCCTGTTCCCGATGCGGAAGGACATGAGCAGCCTTCAGATGATGCGTGTCGAGGAGACGCGCGAGCAAGTTGCCGGTCTGTGGCTCGCCCCGACCCAGCAGAACGTCGCCGGTACCCGCTGGGCAGCGTTCAACGCGATCACGGAGTGGGCTGACTGGGTTAAGCCCGTGAAGGCAGGCAAGCGTGACGCCGATGTTGCTCGCGCCGAGCGTGTCTTCCTGGGTGCTGTCGAACCGATCAAGCAGAAGGCGTACGCGCTGCTGTCTGCCTGATCGCTCACCAACGTGGGGCAGGAGGGTTCCCTTCCCTTTCCCTCCTGCCTCGCCTTGGCTAGCGATCGTTAGCCTAACGAGAGAAGGGTATTCGCATGGAACTACGACGAGTGAGCGAGGACCGCTGGGAGTGCAGCGATGATCGCTACGCGGTTCGCTTGGAGCGCGACCCGTGGGATAAGCCGGAAGCGGCGAAGGTGCCGATGTTCGTTGTCGATGGGCGGAAGTGGGGGCCTACCTACCTGTCTCCGCTCCGTACTGTCGGGACGTTGAGCGACGCGCTCGAATACATCAGGACTGATGCGTCGTCTCCCGTGTTCGATGAGTTTGGGATGTGCCGTTGGTGCGACATGTCGCGGCTGGACCTTGCCGCTGCTCCGCGCTGGTGGTTCGGATGCAATCTCTGCGAGTCCGCGATCGAGCAAGAGGAGGTCCTCTGATGGGAATGAACTTGACGCTAGACCTAGGATTCGACTGCCCATCCTGCCACGAGTCAGACCGGTGCAGCGATGACTGTATCTGCCCGTCGTGCTGGTGGCCTGCCCGTTACGATGCGGTCGAGAGGGATCTCGCCGCTGATGCTTGGCGGTTCTACGCACCAGTCACCAAGACCATGAACGACGAGGGACTGAACTGGGGCTGGGCGACCGAAGAGAGCCACAAGGGTTCCGTCACTTGCAGCCTAGAGTTGCTGCTTCCCGGTAGCGACGAGTGGTGCGAAGTGTATCGCCAAGGGGACGCGTATGTGGCGTCGTGGTGGCGCAGGCTTTCCGGCTCCCGTGAACGCAACGAGCCGCCCGAGCCGGTGATGCTGGACGAGATCCTGGCCCTGACCCCGGACGAGGTAGTCAACTTCGTCCAAAACTGCAAGCACGCGCATAAGGAGAGACTGTGAGCGAGGAGTTCTTCACGATTAGCGATATCGCCCGTGCCTACGGGATCACGGAGAAGACGATCACTTCATACAAGGCGCGAGGCCAGATGCCTCCGCCCGACATTCAGGTCGGCAGGACGCCGGTCTGGAAGTTCAGCACACTCAACGCATGGCGGCCCATTACGGGCCACCGAACTAAGGAAGGGTAACGCATGAAACTCACGACCGAGCAGTACGCGCAACTGCTGAAGCCACTCAACGCATCGCGCATCGCGCAACGCAACCAGTCGGGTATCAGCCTCTCCTACTTGGAGGCGTGGGATGTGAAGGCGCATCTCATTCGTATCTTCGGATTCGGCAACTGGTCCGCCGACGTCATCTCTGCGGATCTGATGTTTGAGGACAAGGACGAGAAGGGTCGATGGAACGTCGGATACAAGGTCATCATGCGGCTAAGTATTCACGCGAACGATGAGTTCCTTGGCTACACAACCTACACGGAGGCGGCTGTCGGGTCGGCTACTCTGCCGCAGCGCGGCGAGGCGCACGATATGGCGGTCAAGACTGCTGAGTCTGATGCGCTGAAGCGTGCCGCGATCAACCTGGGTACGCAGTTCGGCCTGTCCCTGTACGACAACGGGAACCGGAACGATGTCGTGAAGGCTACGCTCGTCCCTCCGCTGGACTGGGAAGACGTTACAGAGCCAGTCAGAGCCAAGCCGGACACCGCTAGGCAGGAGATCCTGACCCAATGGGTAGAGGCTGCCTCTGTCTCCCTGAACCGTGACGAATTGAAGATGATCTGGGACACCGCTTTCGATGCCGATTGCCTAGATGATGCTGTTGCGACAGGGGAAGCCGGGGCGACCCTGCGGCAAATCATCCTTGATCGGCTCGAAATCATCGACGGCAAAGACGCCGACTAACCGGAAGAGAGGGTATCGCTATGCAAACATTCCTACCGTACGGCGCAGACTATGTGATGTCTGCTTTTGCACTAGATCGGCAGCGTCTCGGGAAGCAGCGGGTCGAGGCTTGGCAGATCTATCGCACGCTGGTCGGGACTACCGATGGTTGGCGGAATCATCCCGCCGTGAAGATGTGGGCAGGATACGAAGAGTCACTTGTTCTGTACGGTATCGCCGTCTGCCGCGAGTGGCGTTCACGCGGATACAAGGACACGCTACTCATGCAGTTCAATATGCAAAAACCAGATACGGCTGCGGCGGTCCCTGACTGGCTGCTGGGTAAGTCCGCGCACGATCTGATCCGCAGCCACCGCAGCAACCTCATTCGCAAGATGCCGGAACACTACGGACCTATCTGGCCCGATGTGCCCGACGATCTTCCGTACTACTGGCCTAGGAGGGTATCGGCATGAACAAGTTAGTGACGCCTGCTGACGTTGAAAGCAAACTCATCTCTCTCAGTAGGGAACTAGATGAGGCGCATAAGCAACTCGAAACAGCAGAGAACGATTACGGGAAAGCGAAACCGGAATGGGATTTGGAAGTAGCCAAGACTCGCTTCTCCGTTCGCGCCCGATCTAACGAATCTGGCAGAAAGATGACGGTGCAGGAGATCGAAGACGAGGCTTTGATCTTATGTGAGTTGGAGTACGTTGCTTTCTGCAAGGCTGACGCGCTCGTGAAGGTTGCTCGCGCTAACGTGAACCGGATCAAGGTGCAGATCGACATCGCTCGTAGCGTTGGTACTGCGGTACGCGCCGCGATGGAGATGGCCTGAGCATGGGTATCGCTGACATCGTAGTCACGTTATTCGCGCTCGCCATCGGCTACTGGCTCGGCTACACACATGACAAATAACAACTAGCGGAAGGGTATGTCATGGATAAAGAGTTCGTGATGTCGCTCGTTAACGACAAGGGAAGCAAGAGATCGCTGCAGAAGGCGGTAGGCCCGAGCGAGGTAGGCGGGTGTCGGCGTCGTGTGTGGCATCGTCTCCTTGGCTCTCAGCCAACGAACGAGGACACGCTTGGCATGGCGGCTTGGATGGGGACCGCGATCCATTCCGCTATCGAAAGGAACATGAAGCGGAAGGATGATCCTTTCAGTCCGCGCTACCTACTGGAAGTAGAGGTTGAGTACGACGGTATGCGCGGTCACGTTGACTGCTACGACACTCAGGAGTTCGAGGTTGTTGACTGGAAGACGATCACGAAGAAGAAGGCGTCGGCGTTTCCTTCATCGCAGCAGCGCACTCAGGTGCAGATCTACGGGTATCTGTTGGAGAACACAGGTCGGCGCGTCGATACGGTGACTCTCGTCGGGCTTCCCCGCGACGGGAACGAACTCGACATCAAGATCCACAGCGAGCCATACGATTCCCGTATCGCGATAGATGGCCTGATGTGGCTGGCGCAGATAGAGAGCAATCTCGATGTCATCCCGGAACCGGAGATGCCGAAGCGATTCTGCCGAGACTACTGCCAATACTACGACGCGACGGGAGATGTGGGATGTCCGAGCGCAGGATGACCGGCCTGTTCGACAGCGTAACTTCGAGCGTCGATACGCGGCCACATGCCTGCGGCGGAGATGCCTGTCAGGTGTGTGAACTTGACCGCGAGCGCGGCTGGCTCACCGATAGGGCACCGAAGCCCAAGGCCCTGGCGCGTAGTAGCGATCCGGCAACAAGCAAGGCTGCCGCGCGCAGTCTTAGCCGGGAGTCGATGCTGCGCGTTCTGCTGGCTGCGTTCGGGCATAAGAACGCGACGGCAGAAGAAGCGGCTACCGCTGCCGAGGTTGATCCTTGGGCAGCGAGCAAGCGCGTCAGCGATCTGCTGAACTCAGGGTTGATCGAAGTAGCGATAGTAAACGGCAACGAGATCACACGGCGCGGATCATCCGGTAGATTCCAGCGCGTCCTACGCATCACCAACGAGGGTCGCGCATGGCTCGCAACAAACGAGTGAGCCACCCGGCTCGGGGGGATACCGGGTGGCTCACTCTAACGAAAGGGTATTCGCGTGAACGACGATAGCACAGTCGAAGTAGAACGGGGACCATTCGAGATGGTTCCGCATTGGATTCTGCTGAATCCTGATCTGAGTGCGCTGGCGGTTCGCCTGTATCTGCTTCTGCGGAAATACGCAGACGCGAAGGGGGACTGCTTCCCGTCGCGGCAGAAACTTGCAAGCCTGCTTGGTGTCGGTGTTCCGACTCTGGACCGCGCTAGGAAACAACTCATATCAGCAGGAGCGATCACGGTGAGTCAGCGTCGCGGAGGTGACGATCGTTGGCTGACATCCTTGTATCGCGTTCATTGGCACCCTAGGATCAAATTGAGCCAAGGGCTAGGGTCGGAAATGATCCAGGCTTGCATCAAAAACGATGCACTAACTAAGACCCACCTAAGATCACAAACCCAAGATCAAGTTCTAGACCTCGTGATCGCTCTGCCGGAAGGGAAGCAAGCAGAAGCCCCAGCAGGGGTGACCCCTAACGGGGCTAACCCCGAGGCTGGAAAGGCGCTCAGATTGCTTCAGGGAGCCTCCTTCGAATCGTTCTGGCAGGCCTACCCTCGAAGGGTGGGCAAGAAGGCGGCTAGGGACGCCTACGAGCAAGCCATCCAGCAGGCCGACCCCGAAGTCATCCTGGCAGCCGCCAAGCGTTACGCCGCAGACCCAAACAGGGAAGATCAGTTCACGGCGCATCCGACGACTTGGCTTAGACAAGGAAGATGGGAGGACGACCCGCTGCCAGCACGTTCCCAGCAGAAGGTCGGGGGCCAGCGGAGGATGGATCAGTACGCCGACATACACGCAAGAATCCAACAAACGAAAAGGGGTATTCAATCATGACGCAGATAAGAATTCAGGAATGTATCTGCGGAGACTCCTGCGAAAAGATCATCGCGGAGTGCTGCGGAGAAGAGCAGTTCAGTTGTGAGACAAGGCAGTATCAGGACTTCCGCTTGTGCGCGGTGGGGGAAGGATGTGATTGGCCATGAGTTTCAACCGGGAAAACGTAACGTGGCAGAGCGCCGATGGAACGTGGAGTATGGCGTTCTACGTCGTCGCATGGGTAGACCCCGAAGGCGATGAGGAGTGGGATGTGGAGTACGACTACTCCCAGTTCGAGACGTGGAACCATGTACGCGGGGTCAGCGACCCAGACGCCGCATACAAGATCGTCACCGCTGGCATGGCTAACCCTGGCGGAACGACCGTGGTTCCATACACCGGGAATCAGCAGGAGTGTGATCGTTACGATGCGATGTTCCGTGCTGCGTTAGCGCGGAGGACAGCATGAAAGACGACGAGATCCTGGGACTGCTGATCTACGCGAACGAACTAGACGGCAGGCACTCCCCGAACGAGGCGAAGGTGTACGCGTGGCAGGAAGTCTTAGAGCAGGGCGCACCGGGCATGACGGTGCAGTTCGCAAAGGACCAGATCAAGAAGCATTACAGCCTGGTCGATGCGATGATGACGCCAGCCGTCCTCGTGAATGCGTGGAAGCAGGCGAGGCGCATAGCGGCGGAGGCGCGCATCGCTCAGGAGCAGCACGCACCGGAGCGGCATTGCGGCAGGACGGGATGCCTATGTACGCACACAGAACCTTGCTTCAAGGGCTGGTTCGATAACGAATATGAGACGAGTCCCTGCCCTGTTTGTCGCAGCAGTCTCGCGCATGTTCTCGCTAAGGTCGGGCCACCCGGTGGCAGAACCGACAGCGACTTCAGCGTCATCCGGCATCGGCATTTGAGCCACGATGAGTAGCCCTGTCTGCCGGTGCCCAGGATGCGGTGGCTGGGTGCATCACACACGCAGTTGCGTTACATGCAGCATCTTGATACGCCGCGCAGGATAACGTAACATTAGAGAATGGCTGCGGCGAGTTACAGTTTCTCGCTCGCTGGCACCCCGATCACGCAAGGCAGTATGAGCGTCTTTCGCGGTCGCATCGTGCATCAAAAATCGAAGGAACTAACGGCGTGGCGTAACGCTATCAACGAAGCGTGCCGTGCCATTATGGAACCGTTAGAGGGACCAGTTACGGTCGATGTGACGTTCAGGCTCCTGTCGCCGCGTAGTGCGCCGCGAGCCTTACCGCACGTTAGACCCGACGTAGACAAACTAGCGCGCGCAGCGTTAGATGGTTTGACTGGCGCGGCGTTTGCTGACGACGCACAGGTGGTCACGCTAACGGCGAGGAAAGTGTATGGGGCACCGGGAGCGGTGTTCGTGATAGAGGGAAACCGTGATGAGGGAATGTTTGATCGTCCTAGTTGACAGGCTCTTGTTCGTGCCTCTCTTCTGGCTCCTTGATAGGGGTAAGTGACGGTAATGGATCCGGTACTGAGGGGTGCGGTATTCACACGCGACCGCCACTGCGTGAAATGCGGCAAACCGTTAAGAGATCCTGTCGCCGTGCATCACAGGAAACTGCGTAAGCACGGAGGCAAAGACGAACTCACTAACCTCATCGCGTTATGTTCACCCTGCCACAACATCGCTCCCGGCTCCGTACATCAGAACCCTCGTGACAGTTACGAGAACGGCTGGCTCGTTCATTCCTGGGACGATCCCGCCGAGATACCCGTCACGCTACCTAACGGCAGTCGGGCGCTACTCACAAACGACGGCGATTACCAGATAGTAGAGGGAAATAATAATGGCTGGTGAAGCAACACTTTGGTTCGTGGGATACGTTCAGAAAGACCCCGAGGTACGCATCATGCCCAACGGAGATGCCGTATGTAACCTCACGGTGAAGGTCACGCCACGGAAGAAGAAGAACGGCGAGTGGGGAAAGGGTGAGCCGTCGTGGTACCGCGTCGCGCTCTGGCGTCAGGCAGCCGAGGCAGCAGCCGAACACATACGCGCAGACATGCGAGTGATCGTCGGAGGCACTCTGGAAATGACATCGTTCGAGAAAGACGGTGTGAAGCGTTCGATCCCCGAAGTGACAGCAGAGGCGATCGGTGTCATCCCGAAGCCGCTGGACAAGCCAACTAACAACAAGCAGAACGACGACCAAGGAGATCCCTGGTGATGAATGAGTTTCCGACTAACGCTTTCGTGACTGTTGGGGCGAGCAGTTTCCCCGAGCCGCCGCCAGCGCCGCCGACCATCGTTGTCAGCGATACGGTAGATAGTCTCCTTGCTGCGGGGATGCTTGGCGTGACGCCGAACAATCTCCGCCAAATCGTCCACAAGAAGCAACTTACTCCTGTCGGCAAGGCCGGACGCAGGACAATCTTCCGTCGCTCCGATGTTGAGGCTCTCGCCGCCTCTCGGAAGGGACAGCCGTGAAGATCGAAAAGGTGAAGATTGACGCCTTGAAGCCCGATCCGGCTAACGCACGCCAGCACAACAAGCGCAACATCGAAACGATCCAGAAGTCTCTGACTGAGTTCGGGCAGCGAAAGCCTCTCGTCGTCTGGCAGGATACGGTGATCGCCGGTAACGGAACGCTACAAGCGGCGACCGCGCTGGGATGGACCGACATTGAAATCACTCGCGTACCGGATAACTGGACACCGGATCAAATCGCCGCATACTCCGTCGCGGATAACCGGACGAGTGACCTGGCTGAGTGGGATGAGCAAGCGCTGCTCGACATTCTCGCTGAACTGTCAGAGCCGAGCCTGGTCGAAGCATCAGGCTTCGTAGATGACGAGATTGACGATCTTCGTGCGCTCCTAGAGGAGACTGAGCCGGAGATAACGCATCCGACAAATGTTGATCTGAAGCCGACGTACAGCGATCTCTTGGAGCGTTACGCTGACAGAGCGACGCGGCAACTGGTCGTCGCCTACCCGAGTCACCTGTTCGTTTGGGTATCCGAGCGCCTTGGCAAACTGCGTATCGAACGAGACTTCGAGAGCAACAGTCAGGCGATCGTCTATCTTATTGAGCAGTACACGAACGAGGAGGCCCCGAGTTGGGAGATTACAGAAACCTGACGATGCGGCGCGTTATGTCGAAAGAGGACGCGGATAAGTACGTCGGCGAAATGGTCCCCGATATCGAAGCCAACATCACAGAGGCGTGCGTCGTAAGAGACGCCGACACCGGTGAACCGCTCTTCGCCTACCTTCCGCTGCCCAGGGGAAAGGTCGCTGAACTTCGGCGTGCCGTCCTGCGGGTCAAGTACGGTCATACCCTGCGGGGGGTGAAGGGTGTCATCAACGTTTCCCGCGTATTCGGTATGTCTCCTCGCAAGCCGATGGTGTCACGAGAGTCTTGCCGACCCACGACTCTGTCGCAGGAAGATCCCGAGGCGCACGCGGTCATCGTGAATATGGCCTACACGCTGGCAGATCAAATGCGGGAGGTGTTCCCCGAGATCCATGAACGGGACTCCCGCGTAATCCAAGAGGTCGCTGACGACTGGCGCATGGCAGAAGGAGCGCTCTGGACTAGCGGCGTTATCAACAAGACAAGCACGCTGCCATACCATCGCGACGGCTTCAACTTCGATACATGGTCCGCGATGCCAGTCGTGCGCCGCAGCGTTACTGGCGGATATCTCCATATCCCCGAGTACGACATCGTATGCTCCGCTCGCGACGGGTACTCCCTCTACTTCTACGGGCACGGCTTGGTTCATGGCGTTACCCCAATGACGCAGACGAAACGCGACGGCTACCGTTACAGCGTTGTCTACTATGCGCTTCGCGGCATGAAAGACTGCTTCACCTACGCGATGGAAACCGCGAGAGGCCAGGAGAAGCGCACCGAGCGCGAGGAGGGAATCGCCTCCGCTATTCGCGGTGAGAGCGACTTCATTCCCGGTAGGAACGTGAAGGCAAAGTGAAGGTCTTCGTATTCGCCTCGAACCGTTACGACAGTATGACGACAAGCCTGATGCTGGAAGCAGAAGGCATCGACCATGCGGTGCTGGTGCATACCGAAGAGCAGCGAGACGGGCACATCAAAGGCGGCACCGTACGCGAGGACCGCCTCGTCGTAACGGGTCAGCCTGCCGGACTCGCATACAACCGCAACGCCGCACTCGACCTAATGGACGACGGCGAATGGGCAGTCTTCCTAGTAGACGATCTGAAGTCAGTATCAGAACTAGCAGGATACGACGAGACGTACGAGGAGGTCCTCGACATCACGCTCGCCAATCAGAACGAGTACGCCAAGCGGTTCAAGAACCCGATCAGCATGAAGCAGTTTGTCCTGCGCTGCGAACAAGGTGCCCGATACTGCTCACGCATCGGCTCGCATCTGCTCGGTTTCGCCGGAGTCGATAACGCACCATACCGCCGTAACAAGTGGGGAATGAACATCCTCGCTGACGGTAGGGCATGGGCGTTACGCAAGTCCCACCTACGCTTTGACACTAACGTCCAGACTATGGACGACTACTGCTGGTGCGCGCTCAATCTGCGCGAGTTCGGCGTCGTCGTCGTGAACCAATGGATCCTCCCCGACTGCAAACGTTACACACCGGGAGGTTGCGGCACGAAAGAAGAGCGTATGCCGCGCAAGATCCAGGAAGCCAAGTACCTAGTCGAGACATATCCAGAGTTCATCGCCTACAAGAGCAAGAAAGGATGGCCCGAGGGATCGCACATCACGCTCCGCCACAGACGACCCAAGAGGAGTACCTAGTGAAACGCAGCATATTCATCCTGACCCTAATAGTTGGCTTCATGTTCGGCTGGTTCGTGCTTGCACCAGCGGCCCAGGCCGGTGATTGCCGCACCGTAAAGGTGCTACAGAAGGCTGGTTTCACGGGAAACAATCTGCGGGTCGCCTACGGCATCGTCATGCGCGAGAGCAAGGGCCAGAAC